AATGTTAGGTGGACGCCGCATACGCGGCGCAATATAAAAAGTAGGAATATATATGAAAACAAAAGCCATTGTTTTATTTTTGATGATTCTATCTGTTACGGCATTTTCAGAAAGCATTAGTTTAAGAAACACGGTAATAGATCCCTTTCTCGTCTATTTTGAAAAGTATGATTATCACATAATCAGTTATTTTACAAATCATGATAAATATGAATGCGTTGAAGCGATGATTAAAGATGCAAATAATGTTAGAATTATACTGACATATAAAGACAAAACACAAATAGATTACTTGAATAATGAAGATGTCTTTCTTTCAATGAAAGAAGAATCAAAAATTCGAAAAATTGTATTTACACCAATAGAATGTAAATTAAATACAAAGAAAGCGAAACCAGAAATATCCATCAATTTTACTACAAATGATAAAGAACTGTTATCTTGGTTCTTTCAATGTGCTGGTAAACCTTCTGAGAAATATGGCGGTTTAATTAACCCCGAAGGACACTCTGAATATACCTCTTTTCCAATAATGTATCGTGAAAAAAGTACGCTTGGAAGTAAAAATGTTAAACTAACCATCGGTAATCGGGTAATGAATATTCCAGTAGAAATTGATAAGGCACCATTCTTTGTAGGATTAAAAAGTTACTATTCAGAAACATTTTTAATGGGCATAATCCGTAAATCAAACGATCCGATTTTTTTTCCAACAAATTCTATTTCTCTGGTCAATAATGAAACATTAACATACAAATTCGGAGACAAAACACTTTCGTATAAAATATTTGTTGATAACAATCAAATTATTATGAAGAGTGAAAATTGTCTAATAAACGCTACAGTACTCGAAAACGAACTTGTAATAAATAGTATTCATTATTTTTCAAGAGAAAATAGTAATAGTAACATTGTATTGAACTTTCTATCGGGATTATGTTTGTCTGGTATTGCTGAAACAGGAACAGGCATTTCAATAGATATTAATGACCATAAAAATATTATTTCAGGTGTTGTTAAAATAACAAATAATGAGGATGAAATAATATATACGTTAATTCCACAAATCCCTAATTGGGCTTCAAAAAGAGTAGTAACTATACATATAGTTTCCAATAATAATGATGCACAACGTATATCAATAATCGATTAGTTTTTTCACCTAACAAATGCTTCAACCTGTCTCGGCTATTGTCACAGTTTGTGCTTCCGTGCTTCGCACGGCACAAACTGCGCCAATGTACGCCTCGCAGGTTAAGCCAATGTTATGCGGACGTTTTAGCGGCATACCGGCCTTCGGCCACTATGCCGACACACGCCAAGCCGACCCAAGGAGAATTTATGTTGTTAGATCGTTTACCAAACCACTTGCATTTAGCAAGAAACAGTAATGCGCCGGAGCATGATCGGTTTCGGTTATACTCTTCTGTCACTCATGAGTATTTTGAAAAGTTTTCCGGCGCAACCCCTGACGAAGTAATGCAGAAATACATCGAATGGGAAGAAGCGGAACGTAAAGCATGGGTCGGCACATAACAACGTAATCAACCCGACAAAACAGTAGTTTTGCGGGTTATCACAATGTTAGACCGACAATCACGTCATAACAAGTTATGCCGATTGATTGCGAAAGGAGAATGTATGAAGAAGCGTTTTGCAATCGCGGAGCCGAAAGAGTTTTTTAGGCAAAAATATAGCCTTCTCGCTTCGGCGGAAATCGCTCAACTCATGAAGACGAAGGAAAACTCTTCATGGGAAGAATGGTACGAGGCGTTGCAGTCATACGCCGACGGACTTGGTGATGATTGGGAAAGAAGTCTTGTGTCTGACTGTGGGGAAGAATGCTGGCGCGAAGCATACGATTCCGGTGATGACGTTAAAACCGCCTTCGTTGAAGGATTCACGGAATAACGTCTAACAACTGCTTCAACTTGATTCGCCTTTGGCTCACAAGTTAAGCAAATGTTGGTTGATCTTTTCGCCAGAATCAGTAAATAGATTCTTGACGCCAGACGGGAGGAAGAGATGGAAAACACCGAAGCATCAATAATGATTTGCGGATTGCCATATAGAATTATTTATCGAGATAGAAATTCTCGTTCAGACATGTCAATGGGGCGATGCGATTCAAAGGAATTGACAATACACATCGACAAGGAAATGCCAGAGGAGCAGCGTAAGGCAACACTTTGCCACGAATGGATTCATGCTGTACTCGATGCAAATGGAGTAGAGCATCCTGAATCAGTAGCGGCTGTGCTTGGAACGGAATTGTATAGATCAGGGTTTGAGCCCTGGAAGAAACCTGACAACGGTTTAAACTAGACCGACCCCGAACGGGAGGAATGATGAAACGAAAAGAAATTGTTGGCATGTGTATTGGCGCAGTAATTGGCCTTGCCGTAAGTATCTGGCTGTTTTTCCCCTATGATATTCTTTCGGCAACGATCGATGCCGGATTAAACAGGCTTTTAGCGCTTGTACCACCCGTAGCTGGCGGTGGTTTCGGATACATAGCCGGAACAAGTACCTAGCCCCTTCGGAGTTTATTGTGACAAGAGCGCATAGGGCAAAATTAAACAGAATTAATCAAAGAATACTAAGAGATGCAATCCGTTTTGTACCAATAAAAGAATGTGGTAACTGTATCCTCCGGGGCGTAGAACAACAAGTTCAACTCGACTCGGAGCAGAAACAAGCGAAAATAGTCCCGGAGGAAAAATGACAGTAGCATCCATTGTGAAAAAATATCTTGAAGATAATGGGTACGATGGATTATGTGGTGACAGCTGCGGTTGTGGAAAAGAGGATCTCATGCCGTGCGATAACGACTGCTCATCCTGTGAGCCGGCATACGGTTTTGTCTGTCCCGGCGGCGATAAATGTCCTGATAGTGACTCTTGCGAATCCGGAGGAGATGCAGGATGCACGTGTTATGGTCCGCAAAAAAGAGCTTGAAAATATATGAACGTACCAACTCGATTCAATCCGCCTGACCGGCCCCGGAATTGTGCCGACTGCGTGAACAACGGTAACTGCAAAAAAACCTGTATAACGCCGATCTACGGAAAAAAACAAAGGAAATAAAATCATCCTTTTGGGAGGAAATAAATTGGCTACGGCAACAACCATGACATGGAGAAAAGTACCTCGGGACCTTGCACGGAAACCCGAGGTTTTGTTTATCGTACGCCGGCTTCCGGAGCATCGCAAATGGCAGCCGGCCGCCGTATATCATTCTTTGTTCGCCGAAGCCGATGACTTTGGCAATGTCGACCTCGAGGACATGGAAGTGTTCGCCGATCTCTGTCTCATCACGGATATCGCGGATCTCCAGGACGTGATTGCCCGCATGCTCGAGCGTCGGATCATCACCGAGTTCGAGCCGCAGCTCTATCACCTCGTCGAGTGGGACCTTTTGTATACCTACGACGAGCGGCCCCGTATGGCACAGTCGATGACCGACCGGCGCAAGCGCATCCATAAAAAAATGACCGGCGGTAGCGCGGCTGGACTCGCCGCGGCCGCCGCCGGCGACCCGGATGTCTCCGACACCGACGTCGCCGATTTTTCGTCGTCTGAAAATGACACGAAAGCCGAAAATGTCGCTACATCTCCACATTTCGACAAAACCGGTCGAAATGTCGACGCAAATAGAGAAGAGAAGAGAGACAAGAAAGAGAAGAGCAGAAAGAAAGAGAAGACACACACACAAGAAAGAGAGAGCCCGCCCACGCCCACCGCCTGCGCCGGGCATAGCCCGGACTCCGGCGGTACGGGCGCGGGTCTGGGGCCTGAAGAGATAAGAGACGAAGAAATAGAACCCACAGAAGAGCCAGAGAGCACCGAGAACAAAAGAACGAGCACCGGCGAGGGAACCGAAGGGGCTCTCACAATCGAGCGAGCCGATACACATGAGGGATTCAGCACAGGCGATGCAATCGATTCGGTAGTGAAACAAGGGGTATCAGAAAGAGCGCCACCTCCCGAGGAGTGTCTTGCCCCCCGGAAGGCACTTTCAGAGTATTTCTCACGCAATAACCCCATGGGATACCCGAATCTCGATATCGAAGCGGGCGCAATCAAGCTGCTTTCCGCTCGTATGGCCTCTCTGGGAACTGAAAAATACAATGCCGAGATTGTAGCCTGCCAATTCGTCGGCGCATTTCGGAAGCTCATTGACTCATCGCCCTATTACAAGGACATGCCGTGCATCCCGAGCATGCTCCTAAAGCCCGGAACCTACTCGAAAGTGTTCACGATGGTGCAGCGGGTGCTCTACCCGAAGGGCGACATGAACGTTTCGTGGGTCGAATCTTGGGAAAAAACGCTGTCTGACGTGCGAAAGTATCGGGATTCCCATGACTCCGAGGAAGAAATAGGGTTAACGTACGAAAAGTACGGCATCGATCCGAAAGATCCTGCACGATTCCAGAAGTTGCAGGCCGCGAAGAAGGGAGAAACAGGTAAATGAGCGATCAGGCAGCATCCGAAACCGCAGTAGCGAGCCCCGAGACTTGGGAAGATCTCGTCAAAGGGCGTGTTCGCCTGTTCGTTTTGTGGTACTGCACGGACGATCTCTGTTTTTTGAACGGGACCGCGGCTTATAAGCAGGCATACCGGAAGAAAATCCCGGATACTGAAAAGTACGAGGATCCAACTGATGAAGTCGCCGCGGCGAGCGCAAGCAGACTGTTAAGAAATGTTAAGGTCAAACGCGCTATACAAATGCTCCTGAAAACGACGAGCGACGAGGCGGACGAGCGCGGAGCGCAGCAGCTTTTGAAGGACTGGAGAACGCTCGCGTTTTACGATCCGGCGAAGATACTGACGAATGACGGAAAGTTGAAGGTTAAAAAGCTTGAGGACCTCGGACCGCTTTCGATCTGCATCAAGGCAATTGAGCGGACAGCGGATCGAAACGGAAACATTTACACCAATATCAAGCTATACGATCGTCGCCAGATAATGCAGGACTACGCGAAGTACCTCAACCTCATCCGGGCCGATCTCGGCGATGGCATGGCGATCCCCGTCGTGCTCCTGAACGGCAAGTCGGACCCCGCAGAATGGAATAAGCAACATGGAAACAGCGAATCAAATCCCGCGAACGGTCAGCAGTAACGTTATTTGGCAGCCGCAGCCCAAGCAGGCCGTGGCGCTCTCGTGCCCGGCGTTCGAGCTTTTGTACGGCGGCGCGGCCGGCGGCGGGAAGTCCGATTTTCTTCTGGCAGACTATCTTTCCGGCATCAATCAATGGGGCCGTGAGTGGAAAGGAATCCTCTTTCGAAAGACATACGCGGAGCTCGAGGAGATAATCTCGCGGGCCCGCGACATCTACATCCCGCTCGGCGCCCGCTTCAACGAGGCAAAGGCGACGTTTATTTTTCCGAACGGGGCGACGCTCAAGCTCCGTTATCTCGAGCGCATGGAAGACGTGACCCATTACCAGGGGCACCAATACACCTGGGTCGGATTCGATGAGCTGGGAAACTACACGTCGGACTATTGCTGGCGCTTCATGGTATCCCGCTGCCGGTCCGCTGCCGGCGCGCCATGCTTTATCCGTGGCACCGCGAACCCGGGCGGCGTCGGTCACTCCTGGATCAAGGTCCGGTTTATCGACGGGTACGTGCCGAACCGGATATACGTGGATCCCGAAACCGAGCTGACCCGTTGTTTCATCCCCTCGACCCTCGAGGATAATCAGGCGCTCATGGTGAACGATCCGCAGTACGCGCAGCGCATGAAGCTCCTGCCGCCGCAGCTCTACCGGGCGATGCGCTTCGGCAACTGGGACGTGTTCGCCGGTCAGGTGTTCGAGGAATTCGCGCGGGAGAAGAACGGCGCGGAATGGCATGTCATCAAACCGTTCGCGCTCAATCCTGGTCAGTGGTTCAAGTTCGCGGCACTGGACTGGGGCTATGCAAAACCGTTCTCAATCGGTTGGTGGGCGGTCAACTCGGACGGCCGCATGATCCGGTACCGCGAGCTCTATGGATGCGATCCCAAGGAACAGAACGTCGGTGTCCGGCGCGGCGCGCTAGACGTTGCCCAAGAGGCGTGGGCAATCTCCGCACCCGAAGGCGTCTCGACTATCGTGGTCGACGGCGCGATCCGTAGCAAAGACGACGAGGGCCCGAGTATCTGGGAGCAGTTCGAATCCGTGGGATGGAATGTAATCGCGGGCAACAAGGACCGTGTGAACGGGATCATGCAGTTTCACCAGTCGCTCATGAACACCGGAGAGGACGGCAGGCCGATGCTACTGGTATTCAACACCTGCTATGCGTTCATCCGGACGATACCGACGCTCCTGCCGGATCCAAACCATCCTGAGGATATCGACTCGAAGCTCGAGGATCATGTTTACGACGAGTCACGGTATGCCATCATGAGCGAGTTCGCGAAGAATCCCGTAAATGCGCTCCGAAAGCAGAATGGTTCATATACGTTCGCGACACAGAAGAAGACTTGGGATCCGCTCCGGGGCATTCAGAAATAATTTTTTCATTTCCCTGTCCATAAAAAATCATCATGATACCGTTTTCTCATGACGGACAAAGAGCTCATCGAAGAAATAGGCGACGAGTTTCAGCACCTTAAAAACATCCGCGCAATATACGAGCCGGCCTGGAAGGAGGCCGAAAACTATTCTCGCGCCCATCTTTCCAACTGGGACGGATCCGACAGACGCGCTGAACGCCCTCATCGGTATTCGAGCGAAGCGGCGAACGATCTCGATATACTTGTCTCCGGGCTCATGGGCTATACCATCAGCCCAAACCTTGCCTGGATGAAATTATCGCTCGACAAGCTCGAGTGGCTCAAGATGTACGGCGTCAAGGACTGGCTCGAGAGCGTCGAGAAGAAACTCTATGCCACGTTTGTTGCGTCGAATCTCTATCCCGAGGCGCCCGCACTGTTCCGCGATGCCGGATCATCCGGGCACGGAGTTATGCTCATCGACGAGGACGTATCAACCGGCAAGATCCGCTACACGACCCGGCAGACTCCCGAGATTTATCTCGACGTGAACGAGCACGACGAGGTCGACACGGTCTATCGCTATTTTTCCATGACCATCCGACAGATGGCCGCATTTTTCGGAAAAGAAAACCTTGACGAGAAAATTCAGCACATGGTCGACGACGGGAGCCAGAAACATACGCGGGTGAACGTGCTTCATGCGGTGTATCCGCGGCGAGAGCGAAATGAGGAAAGCCGCAACATCAAGGATGCGGCATGGGCATCCGTTTACGTGGACTGGGATAACCAGCACGTACTGGAGGAATCCGGATACTACGAATTCCCCTATGCCGTATTCACCTGGTCCCGGATACCGCGCGTAGGGTACGGCGATTCCCCTGCCCAGGACGCCATGCCGGACATTCTTCTCCTCGAGCGCGCGGAAGAATCGCGCATCATGATAGCCCAACAGTCGGCGCAGCCGGCATACAACGTACCGGAGATGATGCGCGGGTCCGAATCGGTTATTCCCGGAGGATATAACTATTTCAAGCAAGCCGATCAGCAGATACAGCCGATCAACACCGGCGCGAACTATCCCATAACGATCCAAGTCGTCGACGGATTCCAGAAGCGCATTCGGAACTGGTTTCACGTCGATTTCTTCCTGATGCTCATGCAGCAGGCCGCGGGCAACAAGACCGCGACTGAGGTCGTCGCGCTTCAGGGCGAGCAGGCGGCGATTCTGTCTCCCCTCATCGTCAACCAGAGCGCGGCGCTTTCGGCAATCATCAAGCGCACGTTTAACATCCTGTATCGTCAGGGAAAGATTCCGGAGCCGCCGGCGGCCCTCGCCGGATCCGGGGCCGAGCTCAAGATCGAGTTTGTCGGTCCGCTCGCGCAGGCGCAGAAGCGCTATCACCAGGCGGGCGGCATCGCGCAGAGTCTTTCCCTCGCGCAACCGGTTCTCGGCCTGTTTCCACAGTCTGGCGACCTCATCGACGGCGACGAACTCATCAAGAGTATCCTCGACAACAACGGATTCCCGCAGACGGCTCTCCGCGAAGACAAGGACGTCGAGGAAATCCGCGCGGCGCGCGCAGCGCAGGCGCAGGCACAGCAGGACCAGGCTGTCAAACTGCAACAACAGCAGATGCTTCTGCAGAACTACAACAAGCTCAATCAGCCCACGCAGGGCGGGTCGCCGCTCGCTGAACTCGATTCGCAGCGGGCCGGATCCTTGGGAGGCCGCTCATGATGGACGTTTTGAAGCCGATCAGATGTCTCCTCCCGGGCTACAAGAACGCGAGACCGGAAGATCAGATCAAGGCGCTTCGCGAGACGATTCGCCGGGTTACGGCAACGGCCGACGGGAAGGTGCTCATCAATGCCCTGCTCGTCGACCTCAAATATTTCGACAAGGCAGAAAGTGAGGACGAACGAGTCCTCTGCGAGTACGCCAAATTTTTCATAAGGGAACGGCTGGGTATCGTGAACACGTTCGATCTTTCGAACGCGATCCTGAAAACCAGCGAATCCCTGAAGGACTGATCATGGGCGAACAGACTGGCCAGGCGACTGATAACCAGAATGCGGCGACGGGATCCCAGGGGGCGACCGCGCAGTCAGCCGCTACCGGATCTTCACTCCTCGACACGTTGACTGCAAAGACCGCAACCGGAAACGGACAGGCCGCCGGAGAACCCGCCAAGGCAGGGGAAGGATCGGTGCCGACAGCTACCGGGGGCGAAGTAACGCCGGAGACGCTCGCGGAATGGGGCGCACAGCTGCCGAAAGAGATCAAAGAGAATCCCGACGCGGTGAAAGTTCTCGCAAAGTTCGGAAAACTCGGCGATCTCGCGAACGGATATCTCGAGCTCCAGAAGAAGCTCGGGAACTCACTGTCGATTCCCGGCGAGAACGCATCGAGCGACGAGATCGCGGCGTATCACAAGCGGATTGGAGTCCCTGAGAGCGCGGAAAAGTACAGCTTCAAGCAGGACGGCGCAGCTGAAAAAGAGTTTGCGTCTCTCGCGCTGAAAAACGGGATGACCGACAAGCAGGCGATCGCCTGCGCGGGGTTTTTCTCGTCAACCCTCGAAGCCATCAAAGCCGCCCGTGAAAACGCGAACGTGCAACAGATCATGGCATCCGATCAGGCGCTCAAGGAAAAATACGGAAGCAAGTACCCCGAGGCCATAGCTCACATCGAACGGGCAGTCCGTTCGTTCGGCGGCGAGGCATTCGGCAAGGTACTTCAAACCTCGGGACTCGCCGGGCATCCGGCCATTATCGAACTTTTGATTATGGCCGGTACGCAGATGAGCGAGGCGAGCGCAACCAATCGTGGAGGCAGTGGCGTCAATAGCGCCATCAGGTCCATCAACGACGGCGGCTCGTTCGGATTCAAGCTCACCTAGGAGGTAGCAGACAATGGCAACTCTCAATCAGATAGACCAGCTGACCGCGCTCGAAGTGACTCGGCGCGCGAATGCCGGTGAGGCATTCAACATCATCGAGGCAATGGTGCAGACGAACCAGATGCTCATGGACATGCCCGCGATCCCGGCGAACGACGGAACGGTTCACAACACCGTAATCCGCACGTCACAGCGCGCGGGATCCAAACGCCTCTATAACCAGGGCATCGTCGGCGGAGCGACCACCACGAAAACGATCCTCGACCGGATCGCGACGCTGCAGGATTATTCGATCGTCGACGCCGATCTCGTGAAGGACTCCGGAAATCCCGAGGCCCTGCTCATGAGCGAGGACATCGGATTCCTCAACGGCATGGGTGCCACGCAGGCGGACGATCTCATCCACGGCGACAACGCGCTTGACCCTGCTTCGATCAACGGATTCATGACCCGTCTTTCGTCCCTCGCGGACACCGATAACGTGTTCAATGCCGGCGGCACCGGATCGAGCTGCAGCTCGATTTATGTGTGCGCGCTCGGTCCCCGCTTCTGTCATCTCATCTTCCCCAAAGGCGCAGCAGGCGTAGGCGTCTCTCGCGAGGATCTTGGACGCCAAAACTGGAACATGGGTACCGATAGCAACGGCAAGCAGCTCACCATGCCCGCGTACGTCCGGTTCTACTCCGCTAAATATGGTCTCGCGATCCCGCACCCGAAGGCGGTCAAGCGCATCGCGAACATCTCGGCCGCAGTAACGGGCGACACGATCGTCGACAAGATCATCGAGGCGCTCTGGAGACTCCCTGAAGGAACAACGAACGTCGCTATCTATGGAAATGTCGACGCTATGGTGAAGATCGACAAGGCCGGTTACAACAAGGCCAACGCCGTGTACACCAAGGAAGATCCCTGGGGAAATGTCATTACCCATGTCCGGAATGGACGCTGCCGCACCGTGAACGCGATCACGAGCAACGAGGCGGCCATCTCGTAACGAAGCCCGCCGGGCGGGCTTCGCCCGGCAAAGGAAAAACAAGCATGAATGTCGGACCCGACGCAAAACTGAAAGTATGGGACGCGAAAGCCATCACGGCTACCGCGTATTCCGATTCCATCGTGTTCGCCGACGACGCGAACAACGCCGCGAGGATGCAGTTCGATATCCGCGTAAACGAGGCGTTCGTGACGTCGAATGCCGGAACGGTCATCTTCAGCATCCAGGATTCCCCGGATGGAACGACCTGGACCGACCGTGTGGTCTCTCCCTCGTTCGCCCCGGCCGGACTTCCGAAGAGCTCCGGAGGAGAGGCGCCGATTCATCTCGCCATTCCCCGCGGTCTCAAGAAGAATCTCCGGATTGCCGCGACGGTGACGAACGCGTTCACTGCCGGCAAGGTCACCGCGATCCTCAGCACGGAGAATTGATATGGCAGGACCTGAAGCATCGAACAGCAAAAAGCGTGCGCTGACCGGCGTCAAGACGTGCGTGTGCACGGCAAAATGCGTGTACGACGGCATCCGGTATTTCGAGGGTGAGACGATCACCGTGCCGGACACCGAGAAGGCGCCTGATCATTTTGCCGACGTTCCCGACGGGGACGCTGGCGAATAACCAACCTGCAGGACTCCGGGGATTGCCCGGAGTCCTTTCGCGACGAGGTACCGAATGAACGTTGATCTTGCGATCGCAAATCGCGCGTTATCGAAAGCAGGCCAAGACGAAATCGAGGCCGGCGATACCACCAGCAAAGCAGCGCGGCTCATATCCAAGTTCTGGCTTTCGACGCTCCTCGTCGCCCTTGCGGACGTTCCCTGGACCAGCGCAAAACGGCGTGTTTCCCTCATGATCGACGCCGGAGAGAACCTCACCGCGTTCGCGTACAAGTATTCCATGCCGATCGACTGCGCCCGAGCCCTCGAGCTTCAGGGAAACGAGTATTTCGTAATCGAAGGGGAGTTCCTTTTCACCAATCAGGAAGCGGCACAGCTCCTGTACATTACGAACGGCCGGCTCGCCCCGGCAAGCTATATAGTCGGGGACACGTGGCCCGAGTATGCCCAGCTGATATATGAACCTTTTTTCTGGCAATACTACGAGACCAAACTCGCCGCGCAGATCGCTTTCGAGCTTACGGGAAAATCCGATCTCTTCAGCACGCTGTATACGGAAGCACAGCAGATCGCGGTCGCCGGAGAGAAAGCATCGAAGTCATCCGGGGCCGCGAAGAAGAACGGGAATGAACTCTGGATGGATTCTGTCTGGAGGAAGATGTGCTGATCACTTCATTTTCAGCCGGCGAGCTTTCTAAAAAACTGTTTGGGCGGGTCGATCTTCCGCTCTACGCATCGGGCGCCGCACGAATCGAGAATTTCGAAGTCGTACCGACGGGCGGGCTCGTACGCCGTCCGGGAACTCGCCGGCACGGCTCGCTTGCCGGGCCCTGCAGGCTCATTCCTTTTATCGTCAACTCGACCAATTCCTTTTTATTGGAAATTGGATCGACGTATATATATATTTGGCAAAATGGAACGCTATTAAAATCTGATGGCGGCGTTCCGATACGATTCAGCTCGTCGGATACCATGCCTTTATATTCCTCTCTCGAGGAAATCAAGGAAATCCAGTATGCCCAAACTTTTAATGAAATCTATCTCGTTCATCGTAATTACCCACCCTATAAAATTGCATGGGCAGGCGGAACGACATTTGAGCTCGTCAAGCTGACATTTACAGGGAATGTCGACGAGATTCCTTTTCAGACTACGCAAAATTATCCAGGCGTAATTACTTTTTTCAATGGCAGGCTCTGGCTTGGAAGTACGATCAGCGAGCCTCAAAAGATTTGGGCAAGCAAACCTTTTGATTATACAAATTTCGTGCAGTACGAAACGGTCATCACGAATAGTACGAGAATCCGCGATCCTGATTTACATATTTTTACGGCTTCAATTACCGAGGGAGAATCACTCCTGACCGGAACAACCCAGGATTTATCCACATTAGACACTGTCAATGACGCAAAGATTGACCGTCATGTTTTCCTGGGAAAAGCAGTAAAAGGTGGGTATGAACTCACATATTATGGTGATGATCTTTCCTGGATATCAAATCAAATCAATTACTACATATCCGGAACCGGTATTACACCGGGAACGAAAGTAAAAAAAATTACCAAAACAACTATTTTGATGGATATGCAAGCTTCGGTATCATCGGATCCCGGGTCTTTCTCAATTCAGCTCGTAGAAACAGCCCACTCGCTTACCGATTATTATGTTACTGGCCCGGGCATAGATATTGGTACGAAAGTGCTCGCCGCGTCGATCAATACGTTGTCTATCAGTACAGCAGCGAAAAAAACAAGTGCTTTTGCTATTTTTTCCATTCAACTTTGGAGAGATGCTGACTCAGCGTCTTCCAGTGATTATGATACCATTTATTTTTCAAATGACGTTACGGCTTCAGGTTCAGCCTTTCAATTTGAGATCGCGAGCGATAAGAACGACGGAATAAAATGGATGTGCTCTCAGAACGATCTTATCATCGGAACTGAATCGAGCGAATGGATCGTGCCTGCATCAGTAACCGCGATAAATATTCAAGCGGTTCTGAATACGCGAAACGGTTCTGCCGGAATCCAGGCCGTTATGATAGGTCCATCAACTATGTTCTTTCAGCAGGGTGGCCGATCGCTGCGGGAATATTTTTATCAGGTGGATAATACCAGGTATTTATCACAGAACTTGACCGCATGGAATCCAGAACTATTAGAGGAATCACCCGCTATTGATTTCGATTATACGAACTCTCCGAGCCCGCGGGCAATCATAACTCGTAAAGATGGAAAACTCGGCGCACTCATTTACGAAAAAGATCAGGCCGTAGCGGCATGGTACCGCATCGTTCTTGCCCGTGGATTAGCTCGCAGTACCGCAACGGTTCCAGCAGAAAGTGGCGTTGATATGATCTATTTTGCCATTCAGGACGGAGAATACTGGTATCTCGAGTCGCTTGCTGACGATGACCTTATATTCATAGATCATTACCAGTCCATTCCCATTACCGCCGGACAGTCTGTCGATTATAGTGGGCTCGGGTATGACGTAACGGCGGAAATCTTCAATGCGACGACGAAAAAGATCGTGCCAGTTACCGCGATTCCCGTTGATTTCTACACATCAGGCGATGTGTGTTTCATCGGATACCGATACGACTCAACGGTCGAGTCGCTTCCTGTCGTCAAGGATGGATCGAATAACCAAAAACGAATCATTTCGGTCACGCTACGTTTGCTCGAATCCGCGATCCCGTATGTATCGAGTGGCAAGGCAGAGGAGCTTCCGAACCATGTTGCTCCTTACTCCGGGATTGTAAAGGTCCCAGTGCCTTCAGATTGGAGTACCGATGTTTTTTTTAAAGTACGCACAAATGAACCGGCCCCCTGTACGGTTCTCGCTCTGAACATAGATATCCAGTGAGGTGAAAAGTGGGTTGGTTCAGTGATTTTGTTGATGACGTAGAAGATGGCTGGGATGAACTTACCGGAAAAACCGCTGCTGAAGATGCTCAAGATGAGATCAAGGCTCAGTCAAAAGCTGAACAAATTCGTCGTGAAGCAGAGATTAAAGCAAAAAAAGAATCTGCTGAGCGCGATATTGCGTATGCACAAGCTCAGTTTGACATCGAAACTCAAGATGCCCTCAAAAAAGCAGATGAGATAAATCAACAGGGCGAAAAAGTAGACGCGAACGCGACAAATCAGGAATCTCTTGTCAACGAAGCGTATAGCCAGAATATGAAGAAGCTCGGCACTACTGCCGATCAGATGGCTCTCGCCGAACAACAAACAAAAATCAGCCAAGAACAACAGGGCTCTGCATTAATGGCGGCCTTGGGAGGGTCCGGAACCCGTTCCGGGTCAACTGCCGCAAAGGTTTTGGTTCAAAATGAGCAAGTTTTTAACCAAAGCCTCAATCAGACAAAACGATCTGTTCAGGCTGATGAAGCCTATTCCTTGTCCTCAATGTATCAGAATCTTTCAAATCAGAAACAGACACTCGGAGAGGCTCGTCAATCGGCACAACAGGCCTATACTGACGCTACACAGCTCAAGAGTGATTATTCAGAAGGTGGCAGAGCAATTAATTTGTTCAGCCAGAACATATCAAATCGCCGACAAGATCTCGATTCGACGATCAACCTGATGAATCTCGCAGGAAATCTGCAGCAGGATGCTTATAGCCGCGCGTACGATCGAGCGAAATTCACGTTTGTAGATGGTTTCACCAATATTCTCACCTTAGCTAATGGTGCAATGAATACAGGTGAAAATATTTATAAATTCAGCTCAATGTTTGCCTGATAGAGGTTAATATGGGACAACATACTCTCGCCGATGCCTTGATGGCGGTATTTCAGACAACCAATACGGGTATCGATATTGCCTACCAGGTAAACATGGAGAAGGCAAAGAGTGAATTACAAAAATGCGACCTCGAAATGAAAGAGGCATACAACGAATATTTGGTCAATATCAATGGCCGATCAGACTTTGAAAACTTTCAGAATGATTGGGACGAAAAAAAAACCGAAACCTATAATGACATTATGTCAAAACTTTCGAGCCCTTACGCAAAAAAAGTCGCAGCAAATCAGTTTAACCAGATGGATCTCGAACAGAAATACGCAATCCAGAGCGTTGTGACGAAACGAAAGGCTGACGTCACGTTGACGGACAATGCTAATTACCGGAACGCGATCGTCGCGAGTACTGCGTACACCGGCGATGAAAAGCGTCAGATCATGCAGGATTCCCGCCGGTCGGAATATGAATCCGGGTTGACCACTTATCAGGATTACGATCTTGGTTTGAGAAAAGATGGAGCCTCGCTTGCGTATACCGAGCTGGCTAAAATTGGTCGCAATTTTATGCAGCAAGGAGATCTAGCCGGGGCTCTTGATTCTGTTGACAAGTCGGAATTCAAATACCTGTTGCCGGACGGGAAGGAAATGCCGATCGATGCGATCAAACAACAGGTGAAAATGGATCTGCAAAATGAATGGGATACTGTTACCGAGAAAAAACAAGCAGCAAAAGCAAGTGAACTATCAGAAGATCTTGCCCAGTGTTTGGCTACGGGTGACCTAAATTATGCTCGCCAAGGTATGGCAAAGATTCTGAAATGGACTGGCGATAATCTTTCGGAAGTAAAGAGAACCGAGTTCTCCGAGAAGTTTTCGAGCCTGCTCGATCCGAAAAGCGACAAGGGCGCTGCACATTCAAAGATCCTTCAGGACATGCTCCAGTTCAACATGCAGAAAACGTTGAATCTCGTGTTTCAAGGAGAGAAAAATAAGAACGATCCGAACGCAGGGTACATCAATGCTAAAACAGGATTTGAGGCACTTACCGCAATCGGCACCAAGCTCCTGGAAGATGCTGGCGGCGGCGACCCTGCATCGCTTGAACTGTTTGAAAAACTCAAAGGTGATTTCTATAGTGAGTTTGAGAAAATGATTCCGTCGAATTCCCCGGCGATCGCAAGCAAGGTCTCGCAGATCAAGGATCAGGCGAAGACCCTTGCCGCAAAAGCGATGGGATTCTCGGACGAAAAGGAACTCGACAAGAAGGCAACGACGGAACAGCGTGAGGCGTATTCGAATGCTCTTTCGTATCTCGATGGACGTGTGTGGGATGCCATGATGTCCATGAACATGGCGACCGTCAAGCCTGAAGATTTCGACAAAGTGGTCAATAACATTCTCGTTGCGTCGTTCTCCAAGCAGCTGGAGATCATCAAGAAATATCCGGATCAGCCGACCAATTTCGTTCGGAAAGGACTTGAATCGAGCGACAATGTTGCGGCGAGGTACATCGGCGCCGTAAATGACAATCCCGATCTCGCGTATGTCGATACGAAGGGCCATGAACAATGGCTGCCGGGAGTCAAGGAAGGGACTGAAGAATTCCGGAAGTGGGGAATCGACAGCATATCGGCCGCAACCGGTATTCCGGCAAAGGAAATTTCGGGAGCACCGGAGCTCAAGGACGGCGGCCGCGACATCGACGCGTCCATGATCTTCACGGCCCGTGGAAAGCAGTACAAGTATTTCGTTGATGGCGGAAAGCCGGTCCTCCGATCCCGGAGCGACGGCGGCGAGTTTATGCCAATCTCAGGTGGATCGCCTAGCACGCGCGGAGAAGCGGACAAGGCGCAGAAAGACCAGAAGAAAGCTACCTATCAGGAGAACACGTCTCGAGCGGCCGATATCATCGATGCGAACCTTCAGACGTTGCTCAATGCACCAATGCCCGGGAAGAGCGGAAAGACCTGGATGGAATCCTACGACAACCCACGCGCCGCGCTCGAGTCGTGGTCCGTCACCGATCCGGCCGGATTCATCGAATGGCAGAAAACCGTCAAAACAAAAAGAAAGAGCGGAGGACGATAATGGGCGACTTTAACGACAGATTCAGCATCACGCGCAATGATACCGGCGAAAAGGTACGAAAGCTCCCCGATTTCCCGACCGCTCCCAAGCCGGCGGCCGTCGCCACTGATCAGGTCGCGCCCGCAGCGCCAGCATCGGCTGATCCCCCTTCTAATACCCCGATCAAGAAGCAGATGGAGACGGAAACGGCCGCGAAGGCAGCTCCGCTCAAGAGCGTCGCGCTCGATCCGGACGTCGCCGCATCCCAGGAGCGCGACGCCGCGAAGGCGGCGAATGTCGACCGGTATCAGGTCGATGTGCCCGACCAGTACTACAAGGTGTTCGGCGATTTCATCGCAAATTCGGATGATCCCACAGCCACCGCCTACCGGCTCGGAACGGCGTGGCGCTACACCCAGATGTACGATATGTCTTTCGAGGACGCGTACAAGAACATCGAAAATCTCAATCAGGCGCTCCTGGGTGATCGCCAGTACTCGACGGCGAAGGATAATTTCTCGGCCGTATCGGACGCCTGGAAACTCGGGCTCAATGTCGTTCGCCGCGGCGCACTCGGAACAAATCTCGCGATTGCCGAGGATAACGGAAACCCGTACGAAATCGACCGGATCCGGAAAGAGGTTGCGGCAGTGGACGGAGAAAACACCGGGCTTGAGGACCGTCAGCCTCGCGCCTGGTACGTTGAGGCGCTAAAATTCGGCGCCCAGTCGGCGCCCTTCACCGGAGCGGCAATCGGAGCAGGCCTCGTGGGCGGTCTTTTCGGACCGGTCGCCGCCGGAGCGTCAGCATTCGCAGTATCCATGCAGAATGCCCAAGGGTCGGAATACCTTGATCTCCGGAGCGAGGGAGTCGAGCCGGACCTTGCCCGAAACCTGTCGATCGCCTCAGGAAGTCTGCAGGCAGTCGTCGAGGTCGCTCTCGGTAATACCGCAAGCGTTGTCGGAAAGGCGGCGGGCGTCGAGACGATCACGTCGAACCTCTTCAAGCGGCTGCACGTCACCGGAGCATGGACGCGCGCCGCGCGGGTCATCGGAGAATATAGCGGCGAAGCGGTCGAAGAAGGAGTCGAAGAGGCGCTGCAGGATCTCATCAGTTCAGGATCCCAGGCGCTCGCGGCCGAGCTGCAGGGCCACGGAGTTGAACAGAAAACGGCGAACGAAGTCGCGCAGTCTGCCTGGGAAAACTTCCGGGGCGGCTTTCTCGGGTCGCTGGTGCTCGGCGTTGCCGGCGCGGGAATCAACGCACATACGGAAGTACGCGACGCGATCGCGCTCAAGGACGCTTCGGTCTCGATGGACTCGAAAGAGGCGTTTATCAAGGAGACCGCCGCAAGCCCGGCATTCGAGGGGCTCACCGATGCGGATCGCGCCGAGGTGCAGTCGAAGATATGGGATGCCGCCGCGACGAAGCGTGACGCGCGAATCAATGCGAGCGCTGCCGATATCGCTTCCGGCGCCGACTTTGCCGGTGAAAGCGAAACTGAAACCGTATCGGAGACTCCCGCGCCGCGTGGAGCCGTGCAGCGGACATCCGAGGGAAAACTGCACCTGCAGGAAGGAAAGGACGTCATCCAGAACAATGACGGATCGTCGACCCGGATCCTGAAAGTCGGAAATCCGAACGAGGAAACGAGTTACAACCGGTACGGCTACATCAAATTCCGCGAGTATGACGACAAAGTCGTCGTCGACGATTTCCGCATGTCTCCAGGCCGGGAAAACATCAAGCGCGAGTTTTTCGACGAGTTCACATCGCGCTTCTCCGGCAAGAATGTCGAATGGGAACCTCGCAGCGAAAGCGGAAAGGCATTCGTGAAACAAGTCGTCGCCGGGAACCCCGCCGGGAGTTCCGCCGGTCTCCAGTATTACCATGACGTCGACGCCGGCACCGTCCGGGGTCGGGTGAAGCTCGATAACCAGATTAAGCAGTTTCTCCCGCGTCTCGACGAAAACGAGCGGGCCGCCGCCGTTGCCCTCCTCGAGACTCGCGCATCCGTAAAGGGACAGGACCTCGAAACCTACCTCGGGGAAACCTTTCATCCGACCGTATTTTCGGACTCGAAAACGGTCATTCCTGAAGCGGCACAGAGTGCAGGAATCGATTCTCGGGGAGTGAAAGGCGGTGTTGCGTTCCCGAAGGACGACATCTCGGGATCCGCGAAAGCACTCGTGTACGTGACGCAGAACTCGGATTTTTCGACCTATACGCACGAGATCGCGCACGTGTTCCGGCGGGAGATGAGCGGCGACGACCTCGCGGAAGCCGAGCGCGCGTTCGGTGTGACAGACGGCTCCTGGTCCCGGGACGCCGAGGAACGTTTCGCTGTCGGCTTCGAGGAGTATCTCCGCGAAGGTAAGGCGCCCACCACGGCGCTCGAAAGCTTGTTCCGAAAGATGGCCGAATTCCTCCACCGGATCTACAACGCACTCGCCGCGCGGGTCGAGGTGAGCCCTGACATCAGGCACGTATACGACAAGCTTATCGCCGGCGCGGGGCCGCTCGCGGAGATCGAGACGTCGGCGCGGTCCGGGAAGAGCGTGGGAAGAGAAGAGACCGGCGATACCGCCGGGAGAATGACTGGACAGAAGAAGACCGAAAACCTCACCCAAACGGTAGAGACGGCTCAGGAAGGGCCAACCGCGCAAGGCGACATCGATGCGGATCAGTCGCTCGCTGATGCGTCAAAATCGATCCTCGACGAAGCTGGATCGATTTATTCAACGATCCCCGATGACATGTTTTTTCAGGCGGCTGCTGTAAAGAAACTCCTCGAGCACATGAGCCGGGAGGAGCTCATCGAAATTTTGCATACGAGCGACTCTGCCGGCGGCGTCCCGAATTATCGAGCGTATAGGAGAGACATCGAACAGGATGGAGCGTGGCCGGTTCAAGTTTCGCTCGATGCCGACAGCCTCAAATGGGTCAACGACAACATGGGTCATGCCTCGGGAGATCTCATGCTGAAGGAAATCGGCGAGACGATGCGTGACTATGCGGACGGTTCAGGTGTTCGTATTTACCACAAATCTGGAGACGAGTTTTTAGCGCAGGCAAAAACTGTCAACGAATACATGAAATTCAAAGTGGCACTTGATAATCGTTTGAAAGGAGTTATAATTACAGTACGCGATGCTCAAGTCGGTGCAACAATCGAGAAACCGGGGATTTTCCTCTCCGATGGAATCGACAACAAGGGGGACATGAATGCCGCAGATAAAAACCTTGAACCTGAAAAATCTTACCGAGAGGATCATGGCGAAAGGGCTGGACGAGGTAAGATCCCGCCCGGAGTCCGAATCGTTTATGACGACGGACGGATTAGTGACGATAACTCGGTCCAAGAATACTTCGACTCCCGCGCAGAAGAGATAAAAAAAAGAACCGCTGAAAATAACGCTCCAACCAATCAATTTACCCCGTCAAGGACCCGCGAACTTCGGAAAATCATTGAAGACGGCGGGGAAATTCTTTTCCAGTACATAGGCAACACCGCCGACTTATCGAACCAGGAAACGAAAAACTTATCGATCGCGAAACGAATGCTCGAGGACTCGAAGGATATGGAGACCATCAGGCTCGCTACGGGATGGTTTCAGGGACTCAAGGATAAAAAATGGCGATATGAAATCAGCGATAAAAACTCAACGTTCCTTCAAAAGGATATATCCGAAAAATCTGTAGATCTTTCTTCTGTTCTGATTTTTCCGGAGTTATATAAAAAATATCCCGAAGCGAAACAGATTAAAGTCACTTATTTACCGAAACAAATCGATGAAGGCAGGATTAGTGCTGCCTACGGGCGCGGCGACGACGGAAAAAAATATATTCTTGTCAGCCGTCATCAGCCGAACCAGTGGGAACTCCAAAAGGCAATAACTCATGAACTGCAACATTGGATCCAGGAAAAGGAGGGGTTCGCCGATGGCGCTAATCTTGATGAACTCGAGGGCGAAAAAATCGATTTCAAGGACTTGGAAAAGCAATGGAATATCGTAAGTACTGCATGGAATATTAAAAGGGATCTGTCTCGCCCGGATAATACTGCAAATCTCGACGAAATCATTGGTATGTATGAGGATTTGCAGGGCCACCAGATCGATTATCAAATTCCTCATTTGATAAATTCAAAGACTGTTGAGGAATTGGGCAAAGAAGCGAAATCTCTTCGTGAGCAGGTAGAAACGAGCAAATTCTATAAGTACACACCATATCAAATGTATATGAATTCCGCTGGAGAAATCGAAGCGCGCGACATTGAATCCCGCTATGGACTATCCGACGAGCAGCGGAAATATATCAAGCCAGTTCATACAACCGAGAAATATCAAGCAGATATGCTTTTCCAGACCGACGAGGAACTCATCAAAGACGCCTCGACATTCGAATCATGGCAGAACTTCATGGAATACTACGAGGATTCTCCGTTCCGGCCGGACGACGCGGCAGTACCGGAGAACGTTGATGCTCAGTGGTATCAGACCGTATGGGAAAAGGCTCATGGAATAATACCTGAAGAATCACTGAACGCCGAAGAAATGGCGTCGCGCGCGGCCGCAGATTCCGTCGCCCCCGGAAGTCCCGACACCCAGGACGCGCTCTGGCTCGCCGAAATGCAGCACAAGCCCGCCGAGCTCGATTCCTTCCTTCGTCGCATCAACGACATTCTGACCACGAAAAACGATTTTGCGCCCGCAGACGCCACCGAGCAGCAGGATATGGAGAATACCGAGCGGCTCAAGAGACGGATCACCACGGAGCTCCGGCACGGCTCCTGGATCAGCAACGCGACCCGCGTCGCTGCCGGCCGCGAGCTGACCGAGAAGGCCCGCCGGACGCTCATCAGCCTCATGCGCGGTGCCGCGCGGGATTACCGCGCGCTTTACGCCGACCTCATGGAGGATCCCACCTGGTCCGTCGCGCTCGCCGATACCGATGCCGGCAAGCTCGCCTCGATCGCCGACCCCAAGCTCGATTACTCGGAAATGTCACCCGAGCAGCGCCGGAAGATCGCGGACCGGATCGAGAACGCCGAGATCGCCCGGAAGCTTAAATCGGGAGAGCTGACCTTCGACGAAGCGCAGCGGCATATCGCGTACCTCAACAAGGAGCTGAAGGCAAGCGAGACGCGCGAACGCGAGGTACTGAAGCAGCTTGCCGACGAGAAAAACGAAACGAGCGAAGACTACCGGCGGATATCCGACTGGGAAACGCGACAGCTTTTGAAGGCGAACGAAGAATTCCTCATGGCTAAGGCGCGTTACACCGCCCGGAACGACAAGACCGCGCGCATGATCGAGCGCGGTCAGGCGATCACGAAGAAATACGAGCTCGAGAGCCAGCAGATCAAGGCAACCTACGACACGGTATTCCGGAAATTCTCCGATCTCATGAAGGCAAAAGAGATCTCCGGGGCAGTCGGAACCGCGCTCGCCCGCCGGGAATCTCTTTTCGAGGCACGAGCGGAGAACGCCCGGCTCCGCGAGCAGATCTCGGCCGCGCGGGAAGCCCGAAAAATCAGGCTTGGGCTTGCGAAGCGCACTATGCGACGCATTTCATTCGACCGGATCGACTACGAGTCCGCACGGAAGATCATCGCGATTCAGCGCGCTTTCTTTCCGGCCATGCAGAAGGGACTCAATAAGTGGATCGGAACCGAAGGGCCGTATCTCCGCGAGGTTTATTCGAAGTGGAAAACGAGCGACGAGTACCGTATCGAACTCGAAAAGGATCTGAGTCACCGGAAAGGCGGCCGGAAGCTACTCGCCTTGCTCGACAAGGATTTTGATACCTGGACGCGATCGGAACGCGAAGACGCGCTCGCGGTGCTACCGAAAGAGGATTGGGTTGCAGAGCTCAATCTCGACAAGCTCGCCGAGGAGCGCGAACAGGCGCTGCAGATGGACGAGTCCACCGACGAGTACAAGAAGCTGCTCTCCGAAGCGCTCCCCTCCCGGATCGCGTCGAGAATCGAGAAACGGCCCTTCGCGGAATGGACCATCGAGGAAATGGAGGAGCTCGCCGGCGTGGTCGACAAGCTCTACAGCGACGGCCGCCGGATGCTCGAGGCGAAGAAACTTGCCCGGCGCAACGACTCTGCTGATATCCGCGATCGCATCAAGAAGGTGATCAAGGATGCCGGCATCAACGAGGACGACAGCCCGGAAGAAAAGGAGCGGAAGCGCGCGGCATTCGAAAAAGAGCTTGGAATGAATCGGCAGGTCAAGGGAACGCTTGCCGATTCCGTGCAGCGCCAGTCATTCCAGAATCGTGTGCTCCGGAACGGGTATGCCGATGCCAACGTCCGGCGCGTCGCGCGAATCCTCGACAACGGAAAAGACGGAATCAATACCGATCTCCTGTATAACCAGGAGGATTCCTGTTTCAATGAAAAGCACCGCCGGATCCGGGAGCGAACACGGAAGATCAACGCGGCAATGACCGCGGCCGGAGTGACGATCGACGAACTCTATCAGCCGATCGAGATCAAGGATTTTTATGGCCCGGGGGAGAGCCGGTCATTCACGGTCGACGAGCTCATTTTCGCGCTGAAGGCAGACGA